CCGTCAGATGCGTTGGCCGACGTCCTTAAAGTTCCACCAACGATTGTATTGGCTGGAGCCTTAATGACAAAGCACATAGTAAGGTTCGCAGACTCTGTAATGCTGGTTAGTAAGCCGTCACTACTCCCCTGCAACTCAGCGAAGTTGTACCCGTGAACGGGTGCGGCGCCATTATCTGTTGGGTTCGTGGCACCTGTTAAATCGATGTAGTATTGATTCCCTCGGCCAAATAACCAATGTCCTGAAGCTCCCGTCTCTGCGGTGGGATATGGGTTGGACAATCCGGAGAAGGCCGTGTTGTAGCGCGTACCAAACGTCCTTAAAGCTGCCGCGTTGAAATGGACGTTGTCCATACCGCTTAGGCTTGTGGCGCTCACCTTCGCGGTGAAGTAGTTGTATGTGGTGGCGTTGTCAATTACCGCTGTATTTCCCGTCCCGGCTGAGTCAGTTGCGGTTCCTCCTACCAACAGCTCACCCAAAATAAAGGGAGTCTGTTGATTTGCTTCGTTGATGTCGATCCGCATCTTCTGAATCATCTTGTAGAAGGCGGTGCTGTAATCCGTTTCGTTGCTATAGCTCAAGCTATCATTTTCGCCCTGATGCCAAAGAATTCCTTTTAAAATCCAATCCGTATTGGCCGCCATTAGTGCGTTCGTCGCGTCCACGGCATGGTCGTATTGAGCGTCCGATGGATTCCAATTATTGTCTACGAAGCTGGTTCCTCCATCGGCGGCAGGAATCAAGACAACGGAAGCGCCTGTGTCGGTGACGTAGTCAATGGTAAATTGCAGAGCCAGACCCATATCTCCCGCCTGAGAGTCCCAATGTCCTAAAGGAGAAGAGGCGGCGATGGTCGTTGTATCAGTGTAGGTTGGATATCCTGTGGCCTTGGGATACTGCAAAGTACCGGAGGGGTATCCCGTGCCACCATCAAAGGTCGGCCGACCCACCATATTAGACTGACCCGCAAGAAGGAACACGTGCGTCTCGGCTGCTTCTGGAGTTCCGACGCTAATGCTTAAGAATTCACTTGAACCGCTGAATTTTTTTACGATTGAGACGTTTGCCCCGCTGACCTTGCCAATGCCCATTAGAAAATATTGAAGTACCCGTTAACGTTGGTTTCAATTCCAGTTCTGTTCGAGGTTTGGTCTGACTCATAAAGGATAAGCTCTTGACAGTTGCCTTCCAAGCGATACTGCGTGTCTGAACCAGAGGCTCTATTTGATCCGATTTTATCCACGGTCATCTGAGTGGCGCCACCGGTCACTTCATTTGCCCCATTGTATTCTAGGCTTCCGGTTGATCCATTGCTATTGAATGCCAAGAAGCACTGATTCGTAAGAGAGCCCAGTGCAGTAATATTCAGGCTTCCGGTATTAGTAAATGCCCGCGCTGTCCGACCGCCGGAGTTTCCCGTAGGACATAGGCCGCGAAAACCTGTATTGGTGCTTAGACCATTTAAAAAGTTCGCGCTACCCACGATTGCGGTCTCGGGCCGGCTCACAGCAAAAATGCCTTTAGCATCAAGGCTTGTGTGAAGCATATATGGCACATTGCTTGAAACCAATTTGAACTCTAAGGTCGGTTTCTTGTTGCCGGTACTGCCTTCTTCCAAGACGCTCTGCGTTGTGCCGTCGTAGATTTTGGGCTGATAGTCCGTATCGGTTTGCTCTGAATGATTTTGGTCTCCTGTTTGGTCGTACCAAATCGAGCAGTAACCGTCGGAAGTACCGCAATGGGTTGCGATGTCAGCCGTCGCGAGGTCTCCGCTTCCATCAAATCCAATGTCGATTTCCACGTTGTCGCTTGCCCTGCGTACCCGGAGCGCGGTGGCGGCGTTGTTATTCAACTGCCTAACGCTATACGCTCCACCCGCTCCCGAATACGTGAAAAGGAATCCACTGGTCGCGGGGTTGGGGTTTACGCCTGCATCCGTAAAAGTCAAGCCGTTGACCTTGGCGATATTCGTCGCGTCTACTGCATCGAGCTTCGCGATGTTCGCCAAAGCGATCGCGTTTATTTTGCTAATATTAGCCAACTTCAATAAAGTCTTGGGAGGGTGAGAAGAACACCTTGTCATCTGCGAGGCAGTAACCCGCCACGCGCACAAACTGCCCCGTAGTGGAGGGTTGGGTTGCCGTCACTTCGCCCGCCGTAGCGGAAACATAAAGAACGTCCCCCGCCGTGCCGGGATCGTGGGACAGGTACCCAACCCCGTGGACCAGGAGTCCGTTAGTAGTCGGAGAGGTTCCAAGGGCCATCCCAAGGAGTCCCTCCGTTGTAGTCTGCGCGTCGGCATCGACAGCGACCCAAGCGCCCGAGGCGTGGGTGTATACCTGCCCTGCTATGAGGGTACCCGTCCCGAACTTAACGATAGTCCCCTCGGCCTGTCCTGCGGTGCCGATGGCTGCGGTGCGCGTTAAAAATTCTAGCTCCGCGCCATCCACGGTACCGGTGAGAGTATTTAGTGTGGCGTTTTCAAAGCGTGAATCCGTGCTGTCATATATGAGTACCTGACCATCGGCAGGGCTGGTCACCGTAACATCCGACAAGTCGGATAGGTCGATGGTCCCAATCTCGACGAAGTCCTGCGACGGAATAAACATTACGCGGTTGGCGTCAAGACGCTGACCCAAAACACGAAGGATGTCTCCCGTCGTAGTGGGCGCGGTTTCGGTCATGTCGCCGGATGTGCTCAAGTACATGACGTCGCCGGCTGCACTACCTGGAGGTGTACCATAGTAGTATACCCCGGAGATCAGTACACCGTCAGCGGTTCCGCTTGTGCCTAGCGCAATACCAAGAATGCCTTTTGATGTGCCTTCGGCGCTGTTGTCAGCGGCCACCCAATCGTTCTGGGCTCCGTTCCAGTAGTAAACGTCTCCTTGCGTTAGGGTATTTCCTGCGTCGCCGACTTTGGCCACCATGCCCTCGAAGTCTCCATCCGAAGACAGGGCCGTGGAGCTGACTTCGTACTCAATGTTCTGACCGTCTAGTTTGGTTCCTGACCCGCCACCCGTGGAGGCGATGGTGACACTCGTGGCGTCCTCGGTTATCGTGACGTTCGCTCCTGCCGTGAGCGTCTTGTCTTCGGGTACTCCTGAACCATTGCCAATCCAAATCTGTCCGTCCGGGAGGTTGGGGAGGTCGTTGACCCTGCCCGCTCCCGTTACAAGAATCTCTCCGCTTGCGGCGGCCTTGGTCACCTTGGCCACCTTTTGGATGAGTGCCGTCCCGGTGGGCTTGGTGGCTGTCAAAGCTCCCGCCGTGCCGACATACAACTCATCCCCAATGGTAAAGGCCGAGGTGTTTATTCCGCTAATCTCGCCACCGATGACGATGGTCCCGGTCGCACCATCAAGGATGTCGTCGGTAGCGATTCCAAAGGCCGGCATGGTAGAGGCAGAGGTGTTGTCTGCGGGGGCCACCTGCGTCTCGGATGTATGGCCGGAGACATACACCGCCGAGCCCTTCGTAATGGTCGAGCCGGTAGAGTTCAGGGCCGTGAATTGTAACGCCGTGGCGTTGCCTACGCTGATACCTGCGGACAGGTTAGCGAAGGAGATTTTCTTTGTCTCAGTTGCTGAGTCGTCTACGATGACCAGGACGTCGTCGTTCGCTACGGAAGTCAACTCGGTAAGGTCGGTTATTTTGCTGTTTGCCATCTCTCTTTAGGATATAGTCGGCGAGTTTCTCTTCGTTGGTCATCAATAGCGGATGCCGTAATCTCTTAAAATGCGCTCCACGAGTTTATCGTCGTTGACATTTGGGTACAGGTTCAACCCCTGCGTGTAGTTTCTGCGGGTGCGGCACAGCTCCCCGGCCGTCTCTGCGTCTAAAGCTGGGAAGGTGCTGCCGTTATTGTCTAGGTAGTCCATCAACCTCTCGATGTGGAACAGGCCCAAATCTTTCGCGCGGTTCATGAGCGGCTTCATATCGCCGTATGTGGCCGCCGTGGATTGCTCCGAGTCCATAATGGTCACCCCATTATTTACGATTCGGACGCGGATGAAAGGCATCGCCTCAGAGAACGCAAGCTGAACCAGCGCCGGGGCGATATAGTCATCCATCAAGGTCTCGTCGGCTCCGGTAATCGTGCCGGCCCCCACCTTGGTGCGTAGATCGTCGTAGAGGCTTTGTCCGATGGCCGGGAGGATGTGCATCTCTTGAGCCAATCGAATGTATGGCTGTAGGATTTCATCGTCTACAGAGCCCCCGAATGCGGTCTCTTTCTTGAGCTTGGCCGGAGAGATAAAGAGAATAAGGTTCGCCATTATCTTGGGGTCGTAAAGTCTTTCGGTTCAAGGAATCCACGGTTCACCATATCGCGGGGACGCTGTGCCACCTTCGGGTCGTTGATGGGGAGGCGCTTGGCCATAGGTCCAGCGGCGCGAATGATTTTCTTCGCCTCGTTTACGGACACTTTCTTGTTGTTCTTCTTGAGGTAGGTGAGCCGTTGCCAGAAGTGCTTGCACGATCCGCCGCCCTTGTACAGCCAAAGGTTGTATGTGTTGGCCCCTCCCGGTCCCCATCCGGGGTTCACGGCGCGATTTGAGGCGCCAAGGATGTCTTCCTTCCGGTACACCTTACTCGCAGACACCATCTTCTTGCAGAACTCCCGAGAATTGCTCCCAGCGGTTTGCGGTGCGTAGCGATAGCGGACCTTGATAACCCCGTCTTGTTCGCTCTTGCCGGCAGGGTTGGAAGAAGGTACGCGGGCGAAGGTCCAAACGGCATCGAATTGATCCTCGGTTTCGTAGTCCACCTCCCTCTCGTCTATCAGCTCGTAGTCGTCGTCCTCGTCTTCGCCACGCTCAAGAAGCCAATCCGTGGCGGCTGTTATGTCTTGGGCGCTGAACTGCTGCTCGAGTCCCTCTTTCTCTTGCTCGTCTGTGGTTTGAGCCTTGACGCTTTCCACGTCGATAAAGTCCGCCGGCTTCAATGTCTTAAAGTAGAAGTCCAGGTCGATACCATTTACCGCAAAGATTGGCTGGAGGCCATCCAAGAGAGTACGTTGGAAGGGCTTGATGACAGTATTTTGGAAGAGGCTGAACGAGTCGCGCAGCTCTTCGGCGTTGTTGCCGAACCCGTTACCCTGCCCACGGATTCCGAAAAGGAGGGGCGAGGTGATGCGGTGACCGGCGAGAATCTTAGTCGTGCATTCCGTAGCTAAGAACTCATACATCCCATCATTGTCGTTGGGATTGACGGGAGTCAGTTGTGGGGCGTTGTCGGAGCCGTCGTTGAAGCTAATCAAGAGCCGCCCGGCGTTATTGCTTCCGCTGAACTTCTCGTTCACGTGGCGCTCGATGGTGCGGCGCTCCTCGTCGGTAGGTACTCCGTTATTAAACGAGAGCATCATGGACGGGAATAGGCCGTTCTTGATGTTGTTCAAGTGGAAGGTAGACACCTCCCGATCGAGCTCAATGTAATTGGTTGAACCTACGTAATCGGGGAGGCCGTAGTAATGGATCCCGGGTTGGTATGCCTTCACTTGGTACACGCTGGCCGCCTGCGTGCGGTCCTCGGGATTCCATGCCGGATATTCAACGGGGGCATATCGCGCCTCCCGTGTGCGGCTCCAATCGGGGGAAACATAGAATGCGTCCACGCGGCCTTGTGCGTCGGCGATGCCACATCGAACTGTATGTGCGGGCAAGAATCGGAGTTCGGCGATATCGGTTCGGACGCGGTTCCAAATGACCTGGACGTAGCATTGCCCGTAGAGCTTAAGGTCGAAACACAACTGCCGAAGAAGGTTCTCGTCGGATTGCTCAAGCATCTTCTGAGTCTTCAGCCACTGCTCGGGCTTCTCTTCCCTATCGGTAGCGTCTAGACCCTCGCCGTAAATCATCTCCGAGACGCCATTCACAACCGCGCTTTGGATACTAGAGCCGAGGTAGAGGTCGCGCAGGTAGTCGCCGTACTGATTATCGAAGCCATAGCTCACAAAGTCCCGCCCGACTTGCTCCCGGAAGAGGGGCAGTTCGTGGGTGGGTAGGCCGTAGACGTTGAAATCGTGCTTCTTACTCATAGTATGTGAAGGTTTCGGCGGCGTCGGCGTGGCTTGCGTAGGTTGTTTCTTGGTACGCTTCCGTCGTTGTCGTGGCATCTTCTTGCAATAGTAGTCCGCTGTCTTCCTTGGCTAGATACAGGGATGATTCGGTGAGGATGAATCCGGTCGCTTCGCCACGCGTAAGGTAGCCCAAACCCGTCTCAAGAATAACGTCGGAAGAAGAAATCGGAAGGTAGTCCGAGGAGTTAGATCGCTCCACCACGCGGTACTGAATAAAGCCCTCGGGCCAGCTTGGGCCGGATAGGTCTACAGCGGTCGCCGAAGTAGTGGAGTTGGCGTCAAAGGTGAAGGTGGCGTACCTATCGGTAACGGTTAAACTCTTGGCGTTTACCATCACGACCTTGTCCGTGGTAAGGCTCGTAAGCTCCACACCAAGCATGGTGATAGTAGGTCCGTAAGCGGTTACGTTCTTCGCTCCGCGCTTCTCCTTTGGCGTGAGGTAGATGGTATTCTCTACGCTCCCGGCGTTGTTTTTTACCACCAGTATCATCAATATTGGATATAAGAAAGGGCCACCTCTCGGCAGCCCTTCCCAAAACACATAAACAAAAGGAACTTAACCCGTAGTGATGGTCACGTTCGCGGGGGTAGTCAATCCGTCGAAAGGATAGACAGACGTTCCCGCTCCTGCGGTAGGCTCAAGGAGATAGTAGGGAGCAGCCTCACGACCTGCGAAGGTCAAAGTCTGTCCGCTCATCTCATTGCGTGCGGCCCCTGAAGTAAGGGTTCCGCCGTTGAGGTCCATGCCATACGTCGCTCCGAAGAGGTAGACGTTGTCATTATTATCGAGCACAAAGATTTGCGACCGGTTGCGGCTGATAAGCCGAATCTGTTCCGGATCGCTTTCTTGGTGCTTTTGGAGCACGAGGTTCAGGGTCTGCTCAAAGAGAGAAGCACCTGTGGCCGGGTCGCTCTGGACGTTGATGGTGAAGGAAGACAAGTCCGGGCGAAGGTCGTACTGAAGCACGGTCATCGCGGGGAGGTCGGTCACTGTGAAGCTCTCGCCGGAAGCGGTTGCTACAGTTGCCGAACCTGCCGTTCCATCACCCGTGCCGGCGGCGGTCACAAGTCCGTCCACGTAGTTACTCACGAAGAAAACCTTCGAGAGACCACCTAGGGCGTCCTTGCAATCCAGCGCGCGGCCGAGAGTGATAGCGCAGCTCATGTCTTAGGCGAAGTCAAATCCTACAACGCCGTCAGCGGGGACAGCTACTTGAACACCGACAGAGAAGTCGAGAGATGCCTTCACGTTGTCGCTTCCGTCGTACTGATACACTGGAATCAAGGCGGCTTGCTCGGCGCCTGTGTAAGCGTTGGTACCGACCACGAGGTTATCGGGGTAGGTGAACACCATCACGTCGGTTCCGTTTGGAATGCCGGGGGTTGGGTACACAGGATATCCCAAGTACGTCGCACCCTCCATGCTCTGGTTGTAACCAGGGCCGGTATTCTGCGCGGCCATAGCTTGCAGGAAGAACGCGTAGGCCTCGTAAGAGACGTAAAATCCGCATCCGGGCTTCTGCAAGATGCCGGGAACCGCTTGGGCCGCGTTGAACACTCCGTTCATGTGGCCGAGAATCGTAGCCGCATCCCATGCCACAGATCCGCTGTCGTGCTGGATGAAGTCCTGAGTAGCTGAAGCGTTAATTCCAGCCTCGTCGATTGTTCCGTCATTAGACAGGAAACCGAACGGGAAGGTGGTTGTAGCGCCCTGCCACAAGAGGTTCTCTAAGCTCGTGCCGGTTTGGGCGGCGAGAGAGCTCATCAAGAACTCGGAGAATGTTGGGGGCAAGTTGCCGTCCCGACGCATCTGACCCTGAGCACCAACGAAGGTTGGGAGAATGGTCTTTCTGCAAATGACCTCCTTGACCATGAGGTCGTTCAAGGTGAGCGTCTGTGTGGTCAGCGTCAAATCTGCACCGTCTCCACCGCTACAAGTGGCGGTCTGAATAACGTCGCTGAAGCTCAAGCCATTGATGACGGCCTTGCCTACAATGCCCTCCATGAGGCGGACGCGGTTCTTGTTGATGGTCTCCGCGCCGAGGACGGCTGCGGTAACGTATGGCAACGCCAACTCACCTGCATAGGTGTTTGACGAAACGTCGATGTCGAAGTCGTACTTCTTACTTTTTACGGGATTCATGAGAACTGGGAAATGATGTTGTAGGCGCGATCTACGCCGGTAAGGTTGGGGTTTGTTTCTTTCTTGAATTCGGCCTTCGGCAACACGCGGTCAGGTGCGGCGGCGGGCTCTGCCTCAAGTGCTTCGAGGCGCTTGTTGATGGATTCAAGGGCGGTGGCCATCTGCTCGGCCAGCTCTACTTGAACGCTCATCTCTTCCTTCTTTGGCTCTTCGGAGGCTTCGACCTCTTCTTCAACCATGGGTGTCAAGGCAGCCTTAACGACCTCAACAATTTCTTGTGCAATCTCCTCGGAGATCATGAACTTGTCGACCAGGGCGGCTTTGACTGCGGCCATCTCGTCGGTCTCCTCTTCGGTGGCCTCGACCTTCTGCTCTTCTTCCTCCATCATCTCGACCTTGCTCTCGTCGTTGACGGCAATTTGTCCGCCGTCGGCGAGGTCGTAGGAGCCAGCGTCTAGGGGCTTGGCTTCGCCGTCTTCGCTCAGTACGCGCACATCGGCGCCGGCTGAAAATTCTTCGGCTTCTGTAGCCACTACGCGCCCGTCCTCAAGGCGGGCTTCTTTGTAAAGCTCGGAACGCTCCTCGACTACGGAACGAACGGCCTCCTTGAGTTTTTCGATTACTGACATGATGGATGTTCTAATGGGTTATATAACGCGGGTTTACTTGTTGGCAAGGAGTGGGTCGAGGTCTTCGTGTGTGGCGCACGGCATAAAGAACTTGGAGCCGTTAATCTCGTGGACGTGGTGACCGCTACACCCAAGCGCCTCGGCCATCAACTCAGCCTCTAACACAGTCGAGAAGAGCGGCTTCCCATCGAGGTACGCTGAGGGCTCTAGAACCTCCCTCACGGCTTGGGCGATGGTTTCGACGGTGACGTCTTCCATCTGAATCAGCTTGTCCACGAAGTAACCCTCGATAGAGAAGCCCCGATATTTTTTGTCTTTGACATCGCTCCACACGTCGTCGTTCATGACACGCACGGAGACCATCCAAGTACCGACCGGGACGTCGTAGCCATATACTCGGCTCTTGTCGTTGTCTGTGTCGGATACGATCCAGCTCTCGAAAATAGAGAGGCCGTTAACTTTGGAT